GACCCTGCTCCTGATGCTTTTGTGACAGGTAATGCTGCACTATTAACACTAGGAACTCTAGGGTTCCAAGGAAATGTCAGTCCTTCAGTCACTGGCATAGCAATGACAACTGCTTTAGGCAATGAAACTATTGACTTAAACCAAGAATTTACAGTTACGGGTCAAGCATTAGTAGCTAGATTATCATCTGCTTTCAACGCGTTTACTGATGTTACGGCTACATTTGATGGATTTGGGTTGACTATAGCTCAAGGAAGTGGTAGTGCTTTGATCTGGAACGAAGTTAATACAGGTTCAGCACCTATAACACCTCCAGGATGGCGAGAGGTGGCTGCATAATGAGTTTGACACAAACTACTATTTTTAATAAAATGAATATATAAGGAATTAAAAAATGGCGAATTCAACATCTGCTAATCTAAAACTTACCGTCCAAGCAACTGGTGAAAACTCAGGAACTTGGGGACAAATTACAAATACTAACCTATTAATATTAGAACAAGCAATTGGTGGCTTTACAACATTCAACGTAACCAACGCTAGTAGAGCATTAACATTTACTAATGGTGCTTTATCCAATGGTAAAAATGATGTCATTAGATTGACCGGGACACTAGCTGGAAACTTAAATGTAACAATACCAAATTCTATAGAAAAAACTTATGTCGTACAAAACGATTGTGACCACGCAGGAAATACATTAACTTTTAAAACTACATCTGGAACAGGTGTGCTTTTATGTGAAGGTAATTGTTATATTCTATACTCTGATGGTACAAACATTGTAAAAGCAAACGAGTATAGAAAATGGAGAGTTATATCAGCAGCAGAGACAGTTCAAGCTGGTGCTAAACTTTTAGTAAATACAAGTGGTGGATCTGTAACGGTAACACTTCCAGCATCACCGGCAACTGGAGACGAAGTTCATTTTGTCGACCAAGGTTATGATTTTAACTCAAATGCATTAGTAGTTGGAAGAAACGGTTCTAACATTGCTAATGCTGCATCTAACTTAACTGTTAACACACAAGGCGCAGCTTTTGGTTTAGTATTCTCAGGCGACGCTACAACAGGATGGACTTACACGGAGAAATAATATGTCAAATTACGAAGCAACAAAATACGATTTTTCTGGAGCAAACCTTACAGGTATCGAGGGTATTCCTACAGCAACTATTGTGCCATGGACATCTTCATCTATACCGTCTGGTTTCTTAGAATGTAACGGAGCAGCTGTTTCTAGATCCACTTACTCAGCATTATTTGCTATTGTAGGTACGACTTATGGAGCTGGTGATGGTGCATCTACTTTTAATGTACCTAATCTTGCGGACAATGTAGCTGTCTCTAAATCACCTAATAAAGCATTAGGATCAACAGGTGGAGCAAACACAGTTCAATCTACAGGTAATATAGGAGGAGCAACAGCTAACCACACTTTAAGCACACCCGAACTAGCATCACACTCTCACCCTGGTGGTGGTAGTGGTAGTTCTCCAGCACCGGTAGGTACTCCTACAGGATTCCAAGCGTCGGGTACAGGTAATACAGGAAGTGCTGGGGGCGGTGGCGGTCACTCACATAATTTGAGTGCAAACTTTACAGGAGATTCAACATCTGTTTTACAACCTTATTTAACTGTAGTATATATTATAAAAACGTAGGAGATTTATGGCAACAAATGCAACATGGACAGTAGTGATGGATGATAAAATGATTATCAATCAAACTGTAAAAAATGAAAATGGTTATGGAACTGCTTACATTATAAACGATGATAGTTTCTGGAGCCAAAGTAAATTTGCAGATGTTTGGGCTATTCAGTATGTTGCAGATAATTTAGACCACAATGACACTGTTGAATATAGAGACGGTAAACCTCACGCTACTTGGAATAATGCAAACTTAGGTTCTTTTTCAGATTTTATAACAAAGTGGGATGCAGCTCACTTAGCTCAACTTCAATTAAACTGGGACAATGATAATGTTACAGACGAAGATGGTAATATTACAGAGACAGCAGAGCAAAAAATAAATAGACTTGGTGCTAGACCAACGTCATACGTTTCTTAAATTCATCCAAGAAGTTAATATATATTTTTCACCTGATAGAGGTGGATTGCCTCTATGAACATATGGAAAAGCTGCGGGCCATATTACTATTCTACCCATTTTAGGTTTAACTCTTTTTGAAAAGTGCAAAAACTCTGTTTCCCCACCTTCTTCGACATCATTTAAATATATTGAATAAGCAAACGCTCTAGGCTCTCCTTTTGCACCACGCATATGCTCTATATGCCACTGATGATAACCTTCTTTTGGTAAAGTCTTTTGTATTTTTAATTGAGTGTAATGAAACTCCCCGTGATCATACGCAGCGTCTCCACCTGTTTCTTGCAAATAATGATTAAAAGCTAGATTATAATTAACCATTAATGATTTTAGATCGTCCCACCAAATATTTAAATTTGCAGGAGCTGCAAAGAATTGTGTGTCTTTCTTTTGAAGATTATTAGAGTTTTCAAATTGTCTTCTATTTAAAGTTCTTCTAAACTTGTTTTCTTGTTCAAATAATTTTATAGCTTTATTACATTCTTGTTCAGTTATGTAATTATCAAATATCCCTATAAAATTTTCTATTGTAACTTTGTGGTTCATTTTTTTATTATTAATTGATTAATATCAGGCAACCATGCATATTTTAAAGGTGACATATCTAACATGTATTTTAGATCTAGAATATTTTCAACTAAAACCTGACCTGGAAAATTTAAACTTGTATTTAATAACATATCCCCACTAGCTTTTAATAGTTCATAAAAGGCAGAATTTTGCTGTTTATTTACAGTTTGAACTCTACTGCTACCATCATAAGCAGACACATTTTTTAAATATTGTTTAGTTTTAAAAGCATACAACATATAAGGGGATGTAATGTCTTGCATGTCAAAATAGTCTTTAGCTTTTTCTTCAACAACACTAGGAGAAAAAGGTCTATACCATTCTCTTTTTTTTATAACATTTATCTTTGCCATGGCTTCTTTGTGATGGCAATTCATTAGTAAAGACCTATTACCAAGTCCTCTTTGACCTTGTTCAGATCTTCCTTGAAACAAAGCAACAGGTTCATCTTTTAATATTTTAGCGACATCTTCTACTTCCGTTGGAACAATTTTATATTTATTAAATATACTTAAATAATCATAATTTGGCTCTGGCCCTAAATACATAGAGTTTACTTTATGTAAATCACCTTTTAAAAAATAATTAAGTAAACCTAAAGATATACCTGAATCAATACATATTGGATCTATTTTAAAATTTTTATAATTTATAAAATTACTATTAGCTAAAATATTTTGAGCTACACCACCAGAATAGTTTACATTTTCTTTTGGCATTATATCTAACAAATCTTTTTCTGTCTTTTTTTGTAGAGAATATAGAAAATTTTGACACTCAATATTATTCATATCTTCATTTAAATTACTAGCAGATTCTATTATTTTACTTCCATATTGAGATAGAGCCATAGTTTTTCCGCAATAATGAAATCCATATTTATACGTAGTATTAAATAATTCACTTGTTATATTTCCATATCTTAATCCAATTCTTTTTTGATAACGTGACATCAAATTAAAATTTTTATCGTAAATAGATTCTCTTTCACACTCTCCTGTTTCATCTATAATACCACCACCATCTGCAATGAAATAATTTTGATTGTCACCAAGTGTAACTTTACTACAGTAAGCATGTAGTAAATGATGTTTTCTATTTTTCTTGTTTGAAAAGTTTATGATTGTAGTGTTTTTATTAATAAGTTTAAAATTACTAAATATAGTTTTGTAATAAATTTCGTCTACGCTATTATCTTCCTGTTCAAGGTCTATTAAAAGGACAACATCGAATACGATGTTTAAAGATTGTAAGTAAATTAATAATGAACCAGATATTTCACAACTATGTTTAATTCTATTAAATCTGTCTAATTGACAATGAATTAATAAATCATGATCCTTAGCTATGGAAAATGCACCATCATGGGCTAAATAAATGGAAAGTATGTGCATTTAAATATATAATATTGTGTCTTTCATAATTTACATAAGTAATATATAAGGATATTATGCTACAAAAATTAAATTTCAAGTCAGGATTTAACAAACAAGACACAGAATCTGGTGCTGAAGGGCAATGGGTAGACGGTGACTTTGTAAGATTTAGATATGGATTACCTGAAAAAATAGGTGGCTGGAATCAATTAACGGCCGCTAGCTTAACATTACCCGGTGTAGGAAGACAACAAGTAGCATTCACTAGTTTCGCCGGAGAGAAGTATACAGCTATTGGTACCTCACAAGGTTTATTCTTATTTTATGGAAATGATTTTTTTGACATTAGTCCATTAGACACTGCTATAACAGGTGCTACTTTGACAACTGTTAATGGATCAAGCACTGTTACTGTCAACAAAGCTTCACATGGTTTATTAAAAGGTAGATATATAACTTTATCTTCAGTAACAGTTACAGGGGCATCGGCTTTTACAGCCTCTGATTTAGAAAAATCATATGAAATTTTAACTGCCGCAACTGATAGCTTTACAATACAAGCATCCTCCAATGAAACAGGATCTGGTATGACAGCCGCTGGATCGGCTACAATTAATCCATACGTAATAGTTGGACCTACAATTCAAACAGGTGGTTATGGATGGAGCACATCAACTTGGGGTGCATCTACATGGAACACGCCAAGAGCAACAACTAGTGTTGTTTTAGATCCAGGAAACTGGAGTCTAGATAATTTTGGTCAAGTATTAGTTGCAACAATATTTAATGGAGAAACTTTTACGTGGAATGCAGGTGCTACAAATGCAAGAACTATTAGAGCATCTAAAACTACAAGTGACTTTCAAACTACAAACAATCCTACTGCCACTAGAATATCTGTAGTGTCAGATAGAGACAGACATTTATTTCACATGGGAACAGAAACTACGATAGGAACCCCTGCCACTCAGGACCCTATGTTTGTAAGATTTTCTAACCAAGAAGATTTAAATACCTATACACCCACTGCAACTAATACTGCAGGTACATTTAGATTAGATACAGGTAATGAAATAAGAGCGGCCATACAAGGTAAAGATTATATTTTTGTTTTAACAGATCTTGCAGCTTATGTTATACAATTTGTTGGACCACCTTTTACTTTTTCAGTAAGACAAGTGGGCACCAACTGTGGATGCATTGCACAAAATGCTGTATCGTATGCCAATGGTGCAGTCTGGTGGATGGGCGCAGAAGGTGGCTTTTTTGTATTTGATGGAACGGTAAAGTCATTACCATCTCTTGTAGAGGACTTTGTATTTA